GTGGTGGGCGCCGGAACCTCGTCGTGTTTGATGAGTTTGCGGCACTGGACAACGCGGAGGCCGCGTGGCGATCGGCAGCGGATTGCACTTCCTGCCGCGTGGCCGTGAGTACGCCGGTCGGGCCGGGCACCCACTACGCCACGCTTGTGGCGCAGGGACGCGCCACGGGATCGCCGACCTTGATCGAGATGCTGTACACGGACCACCCGGAGAAGTCACGCGGCGGAGAGATCCGACAGGACACTGACGGCGCGATCACTGGAGTGGCTGGCACCGAGTACACATGGACGCCGTGGTTGTCCGAGCAGGTCAAACGCCGTGACCGCATCGACCTTGCGATCAACGTCTTCGCCGAAGAGGCCGCAGGCGGTGACCGATTCTTCAGTGCCCGAGACATCGAGCGTCAACGCGGAAACGTCCGGCAGCCCCGGCGGTGCATCTACGACGGCGGCGATCTGGTGGACAGCCCCAGCGGATCGTGGCGAGTGTGGGAAGAGCCGGACGCGGCAGCCGAGTACGTGTGCGGCGTGGACCCGGCGTACGGCACCGGCTCAGCCAACTCGGCAGCGTGCATAATCAACGTCAGGGACATGAGCGTGGCGGCAGAGTTCGCAGACCCGTTCATCGGAGGCCACGACCTCGCAGCCGAACTGGTGCGGGTTATCAAGCACGTCTACAAGGGACGGCGGCAGACGCTGCTGGGATGGGAGCGGAACGGCCCCGGTGCATCCCTGCAACACGACGTGGACCGCACCGGATGGACGCATGTGTTCAAGGAGCGGACGGTCGGCACCATCGACTCCAAGCGGACCAAGCGGGTCGGCTGGACATCGACCCGTCAGTCCAAGCGTGCCCTGCTCGGCAGGCTCGCCACCGTGCTGAGTCGCGGAGAGATCCTGCTGTACAGCGAGGACGTCCTGACCGAACTGGGCGACTACATCGTCTACGACACGGGCGGCGTCGGACCCGGTCGATTGCGAAGCGAAACAAGCGGGGCACGAGAAGCGCACGGTGACCGTGTCATCGCGCTTGCCCTCGCACTACTGCTCGCCGAGGACGGCGGGCTTGGACCTGAACCAACGGAGCGGCTGCCGGACTTCAGTATCGGCGCGGTTCTCAAGCACGAGGAGGTGCTAAGTGGCTGAAAGCGGATACGACAAGTTCCTGCGTGACACGAGCGGCATGGGTCCAGTACCCAATGCGCAAGGTGGTGGCCGCGGCAAGCGGAAGCGGGCCAACGCTCGTCAGAAGGACACAGCCCACGAATTCAAACCGGGCAAGGTACTCGCCCGAAACAAGCCGAACAAGGCCCCTACTCCGGGTATGAGCAAGGGGGGCTGATCATGGCAAAGAAGAAAAAGAAGCGTGATCTGAACCTCGCCTACCGCAAGGGCAACATACGTCGGACACCAGAGAACCCAACGACTGGACCCAAGCCCAAGGTTGCCAAACCCAAGCAGACCACGGACCTCGGTGGTCCCGGTGATACGACTGGTGGTCCCGATCCAACGCTCGGTAGGCCCGGAAAAATAACCACCGACACGAACGGAACCAGCAAGAAGTCCAGCCGCAAACGCAAGGGCAGCGGTTACACGACGTTCCTTGGGGAGACTCCCGGCATGGGCCCACTGAGTCCCGCTGGAACACCACCTCGTGATCGTCGTGGTCGTGGTCGGCGTGGTCTCGGTCTGGGATTCGGCGCCGGTCACGGCGGCACGGGCCAAGGCAGCGGACAGGGAAGCGGCAAGTGACCACCAAGTCACCCAGATCACGCGGCGTGGGCGACACGCTGGCAAAGGCGATCAAGGCTGTGGCCCGCGTCGAGCCGTGCAAGAAGTGCAAGGAGCGTCAGATCCTCCTCAACGCAGCACTTCCGTACCGAAGAAGGAAACGCGATGCTTGACTGGATGTTGACACGATGGGTCGAGGAGATCGACGTTGCGGAGAGATTCCGCAACAAGCACCTATCTCACTGGGACTCGATCATCGAGCGGATGACTGGGCCGGACTACCGTGGTGAGGGGAACAGCGAGGGCGACCCGGAGAACTTCGTCCACCAGTACATCGCTCTGGTGCTGCCCCGTCTGATCTACGACAACCCGAAGATCCGCATATCCAGCCGAACACCGAGCGATCACATGATCTTCGGTCGGCAGTTGCAGGGTGCCGTGAACACATGGTGCAAGTCCACACGTCTGCGTGACACACTGGCTCGAATCGCGACTGACATGCTTGTGGCGTTCGGCGTCGGGATGGTGGTCAACGAGCCACGCCCAAGCATGCGGTCCATTGACGGCAACCAGCCATGGCTACCCCGCATGTACCGGATCGACCCGCACGACTTCTTCGTGGACCCGCAGGCGGCTCACATTGAGGAGGCGAGGTACATCGGTCACCAGTACAGGATCGACCGCGACGATCTGCTCGCCCGCGCTGAGGACGAAGACGGCTGGGACGAGACGGTGATTGAGCGGATCGGCGGCGATGACAGCGACTACCGCAATCGGATGGGCGACCGAGAAGGTGCTGACCGCGACCAGATCACCGTGTACGAAATCTGGGTGCCTGAGTTGATCACCGAGAACGAGATCGCAGATGAGATGCTCGACACCGATCTGCACAACGGAAGCATCCTGACGGTGATACGCGGACAGTCCCAAGGCGACGAGCCGGGTGCTGTCGGGTTTGCGAGAGCCGCACGTCCGTACTACGGGCCACGGAACGGCCCCTACCAGTTGTACGGGTGCTACAGCGTTCCGGGTGATCCGTACCCACTGTCCCCGATGGTTCCGCTGATGCCTCAGATCGAGGACATCAACGACCACCTTCGGAGCATGACGCATTCGGCTAGCACGTACAAGCGGATGATCGCAACAGACAGCCGCAACCAGAAACTCGCCAACGACATTCGTGACCGAGAAGACCTGACTGTCTTGTTGGTGGACGGCCTCGACCCGTCGCAGATTGTCCCGATTGAGGTCGGCGGCATCACCGCACAGCAGGTGACGTACGCATCGCTCACTCAGGACCGCCTCGACCGTGTCTCTGGCATCCACGACGCCATGCGTGGCAACATCTCCGGCAAAGCCACTGCGACCGAAATCAACGTGGCCGAGTCGGCGGCTGGTCTGAGGCTTGCCCACATGAAGCGGGAGTTTCAGGAGAATGTTAGCCGTGCGATCACTGCTGTAGCGTGGTACATGTTCCACGACTCACGAGTGGTGTTCGCGGCAGGCGACAGCGAAGACGGCGCGATGCTCGGCATGAGCGGCATTTTCGTGGGCGGCAGCGGCATCGGGTACTTCGAGGACATGATCGTGTCGGTTGACTCAATGAGCATGAGCCGTGTCAGCGAGAGCCAGCAGCAGCAGCGTGGGGTCGAACTGATGCAGGTCATCGGCGGACTCGCCCAGCAGATGCCGCTTGCCCCGTGGATCGACTGGCAGCAAGTCCTGAGCAACGTCGGTGACGCGCTGAACATGCCGGAACTCGGCAGCATGATGGATCCGAGCCGCATGCAGGCTGCGATGGAGCAGCAGCAGCAGGCCATGGCACAGCAGCAGCAGGCCCAGAACAACGGGAGGACGAGCAATGCCTCTGTACCTGTTTGAGGACGTTACAACCGAGGAGCGTGTACGGCTCGCGTACACCATGGCAGACGTTCCCTCGTGCGGCGACACCATCGCGATGGGAGACACCGAGTACAGGCGTCTGCCTGAGACCGACTTCCAAGTGGACGTTGGTGCAATTCGGTGGAAGTACCCGTATGTGTCGCAGTCACTGCCCCGCAACCTCGACGGATGCAAGACCAACCGTCAGGGGAAGCCGATCATTGAATCCCGCAGGCACGAGGCGAACGTCGCCGCGAAGCACGGATACGAAAGGGACTACTGATGCCACAGTACGGATCGAAGAAATTCGCATACACGCCGAAGGGGAAGGCCGCAGCCAAGAAGTACGCCGCAGCCAAAAAGAAGAAGAAGAAGAAGCCGGGTCGTAAGAAGTGACCACTGAACCCACAACCACCAAGTCAGGAGTATGGACATGTCCGACGATGTGAACCCAGCAGAAGAAACCGAACAGGTCGAAACGAACGAACCAACCGCTACGGACGAGCATGTTTCTCACATAGATGAGAAGCCCGTCCAGAGCGATGACACGGTACTCGCCGCCCTCATGGCGGACGATTCCGATGCGCAAGATGCGCAGAAAGAACAGGACAGTGACACGCCTGAGGACAACACTCCTCAGGAGGAGCAGGATGTGGACGATGGGGATCGGGACGATCTCATCAAAGCCCTGCGTCGGGATAACGTCCCGATGAGTGTGATTGAGGCCACGGACGATGACACGCTGCGTGAATGGGCGAACAAAGCCCAGAAGCGTCAGACCGATGTCGATTCGTACGGCGGTCGCCTGAAGGAACTGGAAGCGAAACTGGAGACGGGCGACGAGTCCGCCGAAGATGACGCTGGTGATGACGGATCCGAAGCCGGTGACGGGAACAACAATCCCCTCGCTGGCGTGGACATCCCTGAGGCACTTGCTGACATCGTCGGTGACGAGGCTGCACAAGCCATCGTCGGCATGATCCAGAACCACAACCAGCAGCAGACGCAGTCAACACAGGCTGCGATCGAAGAGTCCCGAATGATGACCCAACTGATGATGTTGGACCAGTCGATCCGGCCCCGCTACGGCGATGCCGCACCTGACCCCGACACATTGGTCGCCGAGATGGCTCGGCTGGGCGAAACTAAACCCAACTCGTATGAGTCCACGCAAGACATGCTTGAGGAGGCGTACCGCAATCTGGCGGGTGATCCACCCGCGAAGAAGAAGCGGAAGACACGCCAGCCGACCCCGACACGATCGCAACCAGCACGACCAAAAAGTTCACCCGCGAACGAAGAGGACGTTGCACTGGAGGTGCTGATGTCAGGCGGCAGCCGAGAGGATGTGGAGCGGGCCATGCGAACATGACTAGGAGGAAAGCCCAATGAGTGGCTCCCCAATCAGTGTGTTCAATGACTTTATGAACACGACAGGCCCGACATACTTGTCGAGTGCCGACGCCGTGATCAACGAAGCCGTCAAGAACACCTACGCATTCAGCAGACTGCTGAAAGAGAAAGGCACGGAGCGAACCGTGCAAGGCGGCACAGAGATCCGTGATGTCATCATGTTCGATGACGGCAACACGTATGACCACTATCTCCCCAATGAAGCGTTCACATGGCAGAACGTGTCGGTCACCGACACGATCGCGGCCCCGTGGCGTTTCACGATCGACCACATGGCGTGGACCGATCAGGAAGTGGAACTCAACGTGTCGGAAGGTTCTTCCAAGGAAGCGGCTGCCGTTCAGTACAAGCGACTGAAGCGGATCAAAGAGCAGCGTCTGTGGACTTCGATCACGAACGGGTTCGAGGCCGATCTGTGGAAGACCACGTTCGGCAACTCTGGACAGATGGAAGACGATGGCGGCAAGTTGCCGTTCAGTGTTCCCTCTTTCATTACAGAGAACCTTCTCGGTGACACGACGGGTGATGCGGTCACTGGCGAATTCGCCCAGCGTGGCACAGAGCCACTGGGGTGGACAACCACCATGGGCATCAACCCGGCCACCGAGAATCGGTGGAGCAATCAGGTCGAGTTCTACGATCCCGCTCTGACGGACCCCAACTCGGCTCAGGTCGCACGGGCGTACAACCGGCCAAACGCTGGCACATGGAAGAGCGGCGGGATCTTCCCGGCGTTTGACAGCATGTTCCTCAAGTGCCAGTTCGTGCCACCAAGCACAAAGCAGGAGTACTTTGAGAACCCATCGCTCAACCGACAGATGATTCTCTGCTCCCGCCTTGGAACGACGCAGTACAAGCGTTCGCTCCGCGAGAGCAATGACCTTCTGGTCGCTCCTTCGGACCCGGCGTACAACAACCCGACGTTCAGTGGCATCGAACTGATGTACTGCGCTCACCTTGATGACGCGGCCCTGTTCCCATCGCACGCCAGTTCTACCCGAACCGGCTACGATGACTCGGCGATCACCCAGTCAACCACTGCCGGAGCCACAGAGGCCGGTGCTATTGACGCTGGCGCTCGCTACTACTGGGTCAACGGTGCGTATCTCACGCCCGTGATTCACTCTCGCCGCTACTTTGCGAAGCATGACGTCATGCGTTCGCCCGCACAGCCATTCACGCATATCCAACCCGTGGACTGCTGGTGGAACCTCTTCTGCAACTCGCGTCAGCGTCACGGAATCGTGGCCCCGCTGGTCAGCACTACCTGATACGAAGGAGACATGAACATGTCACTCGCACTTACTCAGCCCCCCGGCGGGCTGACATTCAACCCAACAACCGTAGCGGCTACGGCGGCGGCAACCATGGCTCTCGGAGAGGTGGTTCACATCACCGACTCCGGCCTGATCGCGGAAGCACCAACCGATCCCACGGTCGTTGTCACCAAGTATGCCTCAACCGCAGGCAGATGTGGTTTCTACGGGGTCGTGGTCGAGGAGATCACGGCAACCAGCCCCGGCAGGATCGCCTTCAGCGGCATCCACGAATGCGCCCATCTGGGATCCGGCTCCAATGACTGGGCTATTGGCACACCTTTGACGGTGAACGCTGCTGGTCAACTTATCCCAGCCGTGAACCTTCTGATCGTCGTGGCTTACGCCATGGAGGTTGTTGATGTCGATGCCGAAACAACCGGCACAGGCAAAGCCTTCATGGTTGGCGGACCTGCAACCACGCAGGCGAGCATCTGATTCTCGATTCTCTTCTCCCCTCTCGTAGAGGGGGGGCCTAACAGCCCCTCCTCTACTTCCCCTTGGAGTTCTCATGCTCATATCAGTAGCCACATCACATGTTCGTCACAGCATTGGGGCGTACCCATCGGTCGCTCCCGGCCAGACGGCGGATGAGCGTGTAGCCGAAATCATCAACCACGCGGGTCGGCAACTCTACTCCCGTCCATGGAGATTCCGCGAGCAGTCAACAACACTGGACACGACGGCAGACTCTCGCGTGGTCGCGCTGCCAACATCGGCGGCTTTGGCGTTTGAAGAACTCGTTTCTCTGACAAGGACTGTGGACGGAAGGCCGTTGGAGATGTCCACCGTCGAAGACATGGACCACCTGTCCGACGCCCTCGGCGGAACCAACATCAGCGGGTATGTGTCCCGTGCATCGATTGCGTGGACCAGCGGCGACCCACAGTTGCTCATCTGGCCGACCCCGTCATCGTCGGACACCGACGTACTTCGCATACGCTACCGCAAGGCGTGGGAAACCATCACCGGCACTGATGTGGACACCAACACGAAAACGATCGGCATGCCGGGATACGCCGAGCAAGTGTTCATTGCGTACCTGAGAGCGTTTGCTCAGGGTTACGAGGACGAGTCCATGACCGCCCGGCTTGCCGAGGTGGAGGCTGGACCGATCTTGCAGACAGCAATGATGAAGGACGGCATTCAGAACAGAGACGTTGGGAGGCTGAAGTCGCAACGCGGCAGTACCTTTCGGCGTGGAAGAGTACGAGCCTGACATCATGGATCCCCCCGCAACAACCTCCGACATCCGTCAAGAGGGCCGCTACCAGAACGAGCGGCGGTATCTTGTGAACGCGGTCGTGTGGATCAACGGAACAGACTACATCGCTGGCAGTGAGGTGCAGCCCCATGTGGCTCCTCCCACATCACCGTGGTCGGTGTACACGCCATGAGCCACGAAGGACGGGAGAAGGTGGCAATTACGACCAACGTGTTACAGACCGTGGTACTCCTGATCGCCATCGGCGCGGTGATGCTCCAGATGGGCCGCAAGGACCAGCAACTGGAACTGACCGCCAAGGCCGTGGAGACTCTCCGTGATATCACGACCGACCTCGCAAAGACACAGATCAACCTGACAGTAAACACCGACCACCTCAGTGCAAGGGTGGCGGAGTTACACACCAGATTGCACGAATTGGAAACCAGACAATGAAGTCATGGAAAACAACAGCGGCTGGTATTGCCGCACTCGTCGCGGTGGTTGCCACCGCAATTGCGTCACAGTTTGACGGCGATGCTGCCACCACTGCTGAGTGGGGAGCGGTTGTCACTGCCGTGTTCGTAGCCCTCGGCTTCGTTGCAAGCCGGGACAACAACAGGTCCAGCGAAGACGTTGGTGCCGGGTCCGATGGATCCTGATGTGGTCTTGGCTTCGGGAGGTGATCCGTGCGATCACTGATTCGCTACTGTCACACGCACGTGCAGGCAATCGAGCAGTGGACGGCGACCGCCGTCCTCGCATGCTCCGTCGCGCTGGTAATCGTGTTGCTGATTGGGTGCGGTCCAAGGGTGGTCCTCGTGAGTGAAGACAGCCCAGTCCGAACTGGTGACGATGTGAAGGGCCATGTGTACGCGCTGGTTGGTGGGCAGTGGCTTCCAAGCAGCAACAAGGTGCTTGTACCGGAAGGCTGGTACTTAGTGCCACCCTCGTTTGTGGAGAGTGATCAATGACTGCAAGAATCAGAATACGGCGTGCGACACAGGCCAACTGGAAATCCGACAACCCGACGTTGGATCATGGCGAGATCGGAATGTCGTTCGTCGGATCGCTGTGCGTTGGCTTCAAGGTGGGCGACGGATCCACTGTGTGGAACTCGCTGGTGCTGTTCAAGCCGCCGACCATTGTCGAGGATGGAACGGATCAGACTGTCAACATTCTCTGGTCTGATGTCGCCCGTCTGGCCGGAGACAACACCTTCACAGACGGGGTACACATCTTCGGCCCCGCCGGGACACCGGCCAGTGAGACACCGCTCACTGTCAAGGGCAAGTTTACTGTCACAGAGTCCTCATCGTCGGCGGCTGACGGCGACCTCACTGTGTCGGCTGGCGATGTGGGCGTGACTGCT